TATTTCTTTCCCAATTTAAAATCTCAGCTTCCAACCAAGCATCAACTGAATAAACATCAACATCCAAAGACGAATTATATTGGCTCATGCTGTCGACGAATATATACTTTGGGGTTCCAAATTCTTGAAAGATATTGTCAATGGTGGCATCGTCAATAACATCCCATACATGTAATATATTTCCCGTTAGCTCTCTAGAGGTAACTTGAGTTTTACTAATCGATTCATATAATAAATTCCTTTGTGAAAAAGATACAAATACTTTCATTGTCCAGTGCTCTTCATCTTGTTTAGCAAGTTGTTAAGCATTGCGCTTTCAACATTGCCTTGCACTTTAGGTGTTTCGTCTGTGTTAGACATTTTGCTAACAGGCTTAATATTACTCATACTAAATCCGCCAGTGCCCGGAATGGCGCTGTCTTCAGATTGTTCGCAATCTGAAATACGTAACGTATTAATATCAAACTCCAAGTCTACCTTTGAGCCTACTCCTGAACTTGAACGTGTTTTCATTAACTGTATTTGATAGCGTCCACGTTCACGCATTGCTCTACTTGTAAAAATGCCAAACACGTTGTCTGCTGTGTTAATCTTTGAAATACCACCTGAAATGTGTGAGTGATCGAACTCGATTTCTTCTACCGCAGATCGGTTAAGCTGCGATGCAGTTACCATAATAACATTTAATTCTTTTGCTAAGTTACGAATTTCTTCTGATACATACTTGTCCTTAACGAACAAGTCACTTGGGCTAACTTTAGCACTTACCGGCATTAACAAGTCCAGGTAGTCAATACACAAAAAGTCTACAGTAACACCAGTTTGAATTTGTAATTCTTTAATATAACTGCGAATGTCATTTACTGTACTCTGTGCTGGCATATACTTAATACGGAATTTACCGGATTTCTTCTGCATCATCTTAACTTTCATTTCGACGTTGTCGATGTCCTTAAACACTTCTTTGCTAGATGTATTTGTCATCATCGAGTCAATACGCATTGAGCATAAATCTTCAGAAAGTTCTAGCGAAATATACACACCATTGAGTCCAGCAGTTACCCAGTTTACACTTAAATTCTGCATAAACAAGGATTTACCCGAACCCGAACCACCTGCAAAAATCTGTAGTTCACCTCTGTTAAATCCACCATATAATGCACGATCTAAGTTAAGCCAGCCTGTACTAACCTGTCCATTATTGGACTTAATATTCATTAGACGTGTGCGTGGATCATCAAAGTAATCTGTGCCCATGTCTTTGTGTAAGGAAATCTGTACTGCGTCTTTGATTAGTTTTTCAACTGGATCAAAGTTACCTTTTTCAAGCATATCTGCGCTTTTAAGAATAGCACGCTCAAGTTCTTGACGCTTGGTAAACTTTTCAAACTCGTCCATAAACCAATCATAGTGTCCATCCTTCATTTCAGGCGGAATTGGTTTTAGTTTTGCTCCTACCGCAGCATTAAGTTGTTCCAGTTCTGGCATAGTCTTGTATTTGTCACTATGCTCTTTAATGAATGTTGCTGCTTCACGTAAACCTGGGTCAAAGTTATCTACGTTATAGATGTTCTGCACACGCACATAACTTTGTGCATCTGCCAGCATCATTTCTAGAAATAATTTTTGTATGTCTACTGTGTATTCTTTCATAATTTCCGTTCGAGAGCTTTTCGTGCTAGCTCAATTTTGATCTTGCTTGAATTCTTGTTCTCAATAATACTTATTAATGTGGCCAATTTGCCGTAACGCTTTACTGCGTCATTAACATCCTTTACATCTGCGTCCCAGTCTGGGATACTAACACTAAAGCCATATTTAACTGCGTCGTTTACGAGTTCTAATCCTGCACGATCCTGATCTGGCACAACTACAATTTCTCTATTAAGTCGTCTTAATACGGCTGCTTGTGTATCGCTAATTCTGTTTGTTGTAATTGCAACACCATCTATACTTAATGCGTCAAACTGGCCTTCAACAGCAATAGCAATCTGCCAATCGTCGTGTTGTAAATCTGTTCCAAACACATAGCCTGCGGCAGAGCAATTGTTTAGATATTTTGGTTTTCGATCATCTAAAAATCTCGTAGTCCAACCGACAACTGTGTTATCGTATGTATACGGTATAAGAATACCCGGGCGTGTTTGTTCTATATCTGTCATGTACGGATATGCCCATGGATCGATACTTCTATCACGCAAATATTCTAAAAGAGGTGTGTCGTTGTCGTCAATTAGTCGTGCGGTTTTTGGTAGTTCAACTTCTGGAAAGCTAATTCGTATTTCTTCTTGTTGTCGTTCACGAATTAATTGCTTAATGTTTTTGTGTTTTAAACTATCGAGTGTTAAACGGTGTATTTCAATATCTGGAACACCCATCCATGATAATAGTCGGTGTGCTTTGTGACTTACTGGATACCCGAGAGTAAAACTAGCAGTATAGCCACAGTTGAAACAGTGATAGCTCCAATCTGTATCGCTTGAGAATTTGAAGCCACCGCGCTGTTTGCGGTCGGCAGTTTCTCCATTATGCACGCAACACGGAGCATCAAAACTAGTCCAGCCGGAACTGTTGGTTTTTCGTTTTCCGTTGATGTAAGATAGTACATTTAACACCGTTATATTATAATGGATTTTGCATACATTTGCAAGTGTTTAGCTAAATGTGTTGATCCAGATTCATTTGCGTGTTTGCCCGGAGCAAGCATATCGCCAGATACCTCGCCTCGCATATTCCAACTCGGATTCGTGACTAAATTGGACAAATACGGCGGCGGAAATACATTAACCATTAACAATTTAACCGCATTTGTATTACACCAATTATAAAAGAATTCAGTGGTTTCCCAATAACGCATACATTCAACAGTTTCGTCTTCGTTATACATATAATGATGTTTTACAAACGAATTCCAAGGATGGCGATCGTGCATTATATGATTGTGTACAAAATTATTCGAATTCCACCAACTATTGCGGCTTGCTTCTGTTAAACCTATTACTACTAGTGTTTCTTGCGGAGAAGCATCTGTGTGTCTATGTTCATCATTAAGCCAATGATAAAATTCCCAAACTGTACCTTGTAGGCTATTTCCACTCACACCATAATTTTCAACAGTTACGCCAAGAAGTTTTCCTAACTGTCCTACAGTACAGTTTTCTTCTCGGTATAAACGTTTTTCTTTTTCGGTGGCATTAGGATCTGGGTGTACAATTTCATCACCATGAATCCAACTGTCGCCAAACGCGGCAATATTGCGAATCATGTATGTAATTATTTTAGTAGTTAATGCGAACTGAATTTACTGTGCCGTCTGTATATTCAACTACAGCACGTAGCCATACAAAGTTACCGGTAAAGTTAACTGCTGTATTACCGGCTTCTTGTGTTGTGCCGTCTGAAAACACAGTAATGTCTGCCCAGTCTGTAGAACCTGGGCTCGTAACTAAACTGCCTTGAATAGTAATGGTTCCAGTAAATCCTGTTACAGAAAATAGCGCAGTATGACGCCCGTCGGTCTGTCCATAGTACCCGTTGCCTTTAACAGCAGAACCAGTTACGGTTTGAACAGAGCTATCGCCTGGATGCGTTTGTTGTGAAACTAAAAGTTGTGTAGTAATTTGCGCCATATCAATATTTATCTTACATATACGCTGCCAACAGTACCACTAGTACTATCAACTTTTAAACGCATATAGCTGTGTAAGCCTTCTACATTAATGTATTTTGTGTTTGAGTCTGCGCTGCTAAACGTAGCAGAAGTCAAGTCATACCATTCTGTTCCGGTAGGCGATCCCTGTACAGTTACAGTACCTACAAACGAACTGTTTGTGTATTGTACTGTTTGTAAATACTGTTCCGGTTGCCATTCAGAACTGTAATTTGTTTGTCCTGCTGTAAAACTTGGTAGAGTTATTTCTGAACTTGCTACAAACTCTGGCATAGCACTATCAGCGATGTAAAGTACGCCACGTGCTCCAGCATTATCGTCTACATACACAGGTTCTGTAAGTGTTGAACGGTCTACTGTGATAGAATAATTTGCTAGTTGAGATTGTACATTGTCTAAGTCTGATTCAACAATAGTAAGTTTTGCTTGTCCTCGTGTAGCACTAACTGTTTCTAAATCTCTAGCAAATAGTAGTTCTGTACCATCTCTACTCATTACACGACAAGTAAATGTTAGTCCTGTAATGTCTACTGGCTTTTGATCCTGATTTAAAAATCTAAACAGGATAACGTTATCAACGCCTTTGCTGGCTTTTAGGTTCTTGCTGTACACAGGATTCCACCTCACATTATGATAGGCCCCAGTGTTGTCCAATAACAACACCACCTGGGTTTGTTGGTATAAATATGCTAAAGTTGAATACATAAACACGGAGCCTTTATATACTATTTATGGATACTGAGCTATTTGATAAAATCACAGACAGATACCCGTTCTTGTCGATAGTTCGGTATGCAGAAAATGAGCACGTTGGTATCATACTAAACCAAGACGCTAGTGTTACTACCATGTATGATTTTGGTAGTATACTTGAAGAAGAACTAAAAAGAATGTTCTTAGAACTAGGTGAGATTTGGTGGTGGGAAAGTAATCACACTATCCCTATTAACATCTTCTTAAAAAGCGACTGGGAAATTTTTAAACCTTACTTAAAAACCTTCAATAATAAAAACTTAGAAGTTATTTCAGGACAAGTTACAAGTCTGTCAGATTTAACAAAGAATCGTAAAAAGCGTAAATCAATTACGCTTGTTCGGCGAGTTGAGTGATGGTCTTTTTCCACTTATTGAATAATAGTGATAAATCGTCTTTGTTGGCAATTTCTAGATTCAAGTATTTGCAAACATCTGTGTAAACATTAAAAAAATTCTCAAATGACGAATACATATAATTAACATCAATTTTAAAATCTGCTGGTTGCGAGTTCCATTCGGTTAAAAACTCTTTGGTATAATTTAAATATCTTAAAATTTCGGAATTAAAACACTCAATTAATTCCGTACGAATACGCTCTGGTAGCAATTCAAACTCATCAAGTGTATGCGGAGGAGTGTCAGGCCATTGAGAATCACGAATAGTTTGCCAATAAGAATACAGCTTAGTATTATATTGATATTTGTAAGATATTTTGTTGCGAGAGGTAATTATATTTTCCGCATTAGTAAACAATAAAACTTGGTTATGTGGATATAACGTTTTACACACCATTAACTCCACATAATTATGAATACTCGCGCAAGTTTTTTTAGGATACACCGGCACTATGTTTTTTGCGTATCCGCCTGGTAAATTACTATTAAGAAACTTATCAAAATCTATACCAAGCTGCCCATTTCCTAGATTAAAATCATTCCAATGCCTATACTCTAGAGCCAAGTCAAGTTGATTATTTAAATATTCTAATTTTCCAGTATAATCGAGCTCAATTAAAGTTGAATTATGTAACATGCATTCGTTGTCAAGTAGCAAGCATGAACCTAAGAAATTTCCTCCAGAATAAGGCAAAAAATATAAAATAATAGTGTTAAAATTTCTCATTTATACTATTCATATGTAAGGCTACAAGATGCGCATAGCTAACCGCATGCGATTTTTTGAACGTGTAGCCTTCATCTGTTTTATCCCAAATAGTTTCTGCTACTTCTGCCCAAGGCTTACCAATTAAATGTTTCTTACCCGGACGAATCATCGCTAGGAACATTGCCAGTCTTGGAATGGTGTTTACATCTAATTGCTTCAACACATTAGCATAATTATTAATGTGTATAATCTTTTCTACAAATTCTCGTTCGTGTAATCTGTGCCAAGGTGGTTCTGTACCCAATAACTGATCATAATGTGCTTGATCTTTAATGTGTTCGTAAACGTGAACATTAAGAAAATCAATTTTGAAATAACCTAACTCTTCTGCCTTCTTATAATCAATACTTGCGCAATTATGTACAGGATCAGTTGGGATTGGTGTTACATATACACCAGAGTTGTGCTTGCGGTCTTGTTGTCGTGCAGGAACATGCTTGATAAGTTTAAGTACTTCATCTCTGTTACCAAAGTCAATGTCTACGTCTGCGCTCATCAATAATCCTAATTAATTTTTGAATGCCAAACTCTATCGGCGAATATGTTAGCATATTAATCATATTTTGTCTAGTTAGTTCAGTATATTGTGCTGTTTGAAATACCATAGCGTTATCTTCAAACCATTTTAAAGCGTTAATTTGTTGTTCGATCCGTTTAAAATGGTCTTGTTCGCTATCAAAACATTGCAAATATTTAGGCAACAAATTCCACGCCGTTGCAAAACCTAAGCTATTATATAATGAATTAACATTTGCCCCGGCAATAGGAAATGGCAGAGATCCTGCATAAAAACATTTAAGTGCTTTTTCGGTCAATGCTAGCTCGTTATTTTGCCATGAAGACTCTGGAAAAATTATACACCTATATTCAAAATATTCTGGTAATAATTCATATCCAGGATTAATTTTGCCAAACTTATTATTAATACCTATATGTTTAGCGTTATCGTAATACTTGTAATCCGGTTCTGGTTCAAAGACATTGGAATATTGTTCTTCTAAATAATTACGAAATTCAAAATCCTCCTTGGTCTCCCAATAAGAATGATTGGTGTTAACGATATCAGTAGAAATATTTTTTAATATTTTTATATTAGTTTTTTCATTGAGCAATTTAAAAAAATAGTGTCTAACTGTTCTATTTAAACCATTAATAGCAATTAAATCTTTACTGCGCTGAATTTTTTTAAGTTTGTTAGCTATATGATAATGGGGATAGAAATATCTAGTCCAGTAATCTCGACATTGTTGAGCGGCATCGAGAAAAGGTATTACTTTATTGTATAAAGAATGATCTTGTGTAAGTAGGCTATTAAATACCAAAAATACATTGTTGTTTTGCCAGATATTATGAATAAGAGACGACGATACAGTAACTGGTTCTCCTGCGTTTGATATAACTACGATGTCGTAATAATTTGCATTAATATTAACGGTTGTATCTTTGTTGGCCCATATAATATTAACGTCTGCTGCATCATTATGTGTATTCGTAATATCAATGTCCCAATCTGCTATGCGCTCATTGAGCCCTGATTGTATATATGCATAAAAGGCGTCAATTATTTGCACTGATATATCAGCGGATACTACATTTACATTTATCTTCACTTACCATCCCGCCTGCCGTAACATTTCTTTTACATATTCTTGATCGGCAATATATTTGCTAAAAATACGTTCCCAGGTTTCTGGATAAATGTATTCCCAGATAATTTTTTGTTGTTCTTCGTTTAGTTTACCCAAGAAGTCCATTCCACTAGATGAATTATATATTACCCAAGGACTAAGTGTACCTTTTGTAACAAGTTGACACACACGGTTTGGGTTATTAAAACGAATTACATCTTGTGGATTAGCATTGTTTTCTTCGCCCCAAGCAATACTATATTCCATTGCTCGCACTAGCGCACGATCAGCACGTTCAGTTACTAACAAATTCATTAGGTATTCTTGATAGATACTATCTTTTGCCCAGTGATCTAGTTTTTTATTGTTTTTAACTACATACTCAATAAATTTTGGTACATCAATAGCGCCAATAGATACACAATAGCGTCCAAATTTAACAAACGCTCGATAGTATGGACTACTAGCAAAATCGTCAAATGTTTTTAGCTTTGCTGAGCCTTGTGTATATTCAAAAAACTTTAGATATGCTTGATATCCAATTTGCACGCCACGCTCGTTTTTTTCTTGAAACCGCTTTTTTTGCTCGCAGACATGTACTGCAAGACTGCTTTCGCGTTTAAACTCGCGTTCACAATATCGGCAGATATATGTTTCAGTCTGTTCCGTGCTGCTTAATGTAGTCATCTACTTCGCGTTTAGTAACAAGTTTAGACAATACTTCAATATCGTTTAGTTTAACATTAGGAAATAAATTAGTCAACTTTTTAACGTGCTCGTTGGCTTTTTTATCTTTCTTTTGCATTTCAAGCCACTTATGTCTTTGTGGACCGATGCCTGGACTTGCTGCGCAAAGTTCTAACCATTGTAATTTTGGATGTCTGCTAATTTCAAACCAATGTTTGTTACAATAATGATTTGCTGCTGCTAGATAATAGTGCTGAATTTCACGTGAACCTTCTACACTGGCTCCCCATTTTAACGCAAGAAAGGCACTGAATCCTTTACGTTCTTCGTCACTTAGATTATCATAAAAATCATAATCCTTGCGATCCATTGCCGCAAGCATTTTAAAAATGTCTAGTTTAGGAGCCGCCATTGATGTTCCTGTCTGGACCTTTTAATGTATCCCACATGCGATGCTTTTCTACTTCGCGTTCATATTCGGACACTGCTGGTAATTTCTTTAATACTTTTTCAATCTTACGCATATGTTTTTCATAAAGGTCTTTTAGCTCTGGATGTTGTGCTTCCATGTCATAATCACGTTCTGGAATATTTAACACACGTTCAATTTCTCTAATTCTATCTCCCACGTCCCAAGTACCTTTGTCACCGTGTACTTGGATACCATTGGAAATATTTTTACCATCGCCAAGGGATATGTTGCCCCAATTTAACCCTGCTGTGTTAATGGTATAGTCATCGTAATCGTCATAGTTATACGGAACCGTGATAGTTACTGGGTTCCCATTTTCGTCTTCGATATCTACCATTGTTACAGTAACGTTGTTGTCTTTCATATTACCCCCACGCTTTATTATAATCTACTACTTCGCAGTTACGGGATACGTCTTTAATAAAGTATACACATTCTGGATTCTCACCATCACTTAGTGGAACAGCAAGGAATTGTCCATTCTTTAATTTAGGTGCATACCAATTTACTTCATTGTACACATCTACAATTTCAATCGGAAGGAATGTAGGTGCATATGAACTTAAACTATTATACTGGTACACCTTAAAGTCGCGATCATTTAGACTAGTAAGCGGAAGTGATTCTAAATCTCCTAAGTCATCTTCTCCAATCAACACCTGCCAATCCAGTGGCATCTTAATTTGTTTATTACCGATCTTTAGTACAAGTGCCGGACTTGTAAATGATTCTAAAAAGATTAACGGAATGTAAAAATAATCGGGATTGTTAGGATCGCTATTATCAAGAATAGCAAAACGCATATCATCAATTTCTTCCGGTAGCGTGTCTAAGTTGTATGCTGTATTGTCTAGTGTGTGAATTCTCATAGTATTATTATAGTATAGTTTAGTTTTGATTGCAACCTATTTCCACTCATACTTTTCTTGTGTAAACGGATAGTTTGCTTCTTTATAAAACGCTTTACGCTTGGTTAAATGTCGTTTAGCAAACTTACATGTCGACGTTATGTCCCATATCTGGACATGGTCCTTATCTTGTGCTTTTCGTATGCCACGGCCAATGGATTGAATAACACAAACAAAAGACTTGCCAGGCTCAACAAGAACAAGATTGAAAATACGAGGAATATTAATGCCAACGGCAGCAACACCATACGTTGCAACAATAATTTTATTGTCGGCTTCTGAAACTTCATCATAATGATCTTGTCTGTCTTTTGCTTTTGTGGCACCGCTCACAAATACTGCTCGATCACCCAATCGTTCCACCAAATCATTGCCTGCACTAACACGATCAACCAGAACAAGTGTATTACCCGACTCGTTAATACCTTCAATCATTTGTGCGATAACATTTAATCTGTCTTGATCGCTTAACAAGAATTTAAGTTCTGCTTGATAGTTAGCATGCTCTGCATGATCTTGTAGCTGCACAATATTAACGTGGCAATTAGCAAGCACCCCTTTTTCTTGTAATTCAGTAGCAGCAATTCTGTGAATCACTGGTCCGATACTTACATGAAGTGCCTGAAACTCAAACTCCTCTTTGGGAATGGTTCCTGTTAGACCCCATCGTAGTGGAATCTTTGCCATTGGGCCTGTAAGTAGAGTTTTAAGTGCGTCTGCTTTTGCCTGATGAACTTCGTCCACAATAACACAAACAACATCTTCTAAAAACTCGCCAATAGTAATAGGCGCTTGCTGATTGCGTGTTGCTTTTAATAGCGAGTTAAGTGATTGCCAGGTACAAATAGTATGTGTCTTACCAAACTCTTTACGATCGCCATAAAACACGCCAACGTCTAATTGCATGTTGATGTAATCCTTTTCGGTTTGCGTTACCAAACTTTTGTTAGGTACAATAACAATCGATCGTCCATACTGTTCAACACGCTGACTCAGAGATGCTGTCATGATGGTTTTACCGGCACCTGTAGCAATCTCTTGTAGCGACTGTGGATTCTCCAGAAAGTTATTAACTACTTCAATTTGGTAATCACGCATTTCAACAGGCTGTCCTTCAGCAGGATGACCTTTAGGCCAAGTAATGTGCGAATAGCTACCTTTTTCTACACGTTCAAACTCAAACGCTGTACGATAATCACGTTGATCATCGACTACAACATCATAATTATATTCTGCTAAGATAGGAACAATGTCTGGCAACAAGTTAACATATGTGCTGCCACCAAGTTGGAAGAATGCTACTTTACCATCCCACCGACCAAGACGAACTGCTGGCAAATAACGTGCGTGTGGCACAACGTACTTGAACTTGTTTACAAGTTTTTGCCGGGTTGAAAGTTCCAACCCTTCGATCTTGACGTTCACTTCGTCTTTAATTATTAATCGTGCTTGTTTCATCTTCTACTACTGTAATAACCTTTTTAGCAATGTGTGCAAGTGCTTCGTAATTAAACGCTGTTCCGGGCATATAAACTACACAATCAACACCGTTATCTAATGTATAGTTGTCGCCATCTTTGCTAAACACATGATAATCACCAATGCCGCCAGCGGTGTTTCTGAAGTCTGCTAAACTCACAAACTTTTCAGGAACAAGTGTTTGTTGTTCTAATTTAAAATTTTCAGCATAATCAGCATACTGCTTATGTACAACAAAGATATCGTTATCTGTTTCTCTAAGCCACTGTTTGACCAATTTGATATCGTTCATATCAATGCGTACTTCGCGTTGACAAGCAATTCGTCCAATATGGTATCCATATTTCTGTGCCACATAACTTTGTAGTGTATCACTTAATGTAACTTCTAATCCGACAAGATCTCTAACGGCGTTGAGAGTAATCTCATTAGGTGGCAATGCTTTTAATAATCCAGGACTTAAATTACTAATCATATAGCTGTCACCATATAACTCAGCGTATGGGCGCCAATCAAACTCATCTCCAGGAATGCTATCTACTATGTCTTGAACTGATTTATCTATAGTAAAATTATGATCTTTAGAATAATAGTACAAGTCTCGAATTAAGGTAGGATACGCGGTACCACGCCATACACGTTCGTCTCTATCCCAGTGAATATACTCATGATGTACAGAAGACATCATTAATCCATAATCGTGACCAGCATCTTGAATTACTGTACGCAAGTCAGCGACTGCGTCTTTGTTAAACGGAAAACGAAGTTTAATAACATCATCTTCGATCCACAACAACGGAGCGTAACTAGGATCAAACTCTACAGGGCCTTGGCGCCACTGCTTGGCTAGGATATCTTCATCTGTGAGTGTGTTCTGACTTTCGTTATAAATCTGCTTACGATACTTATGAACAATCTTTTCCCATAAATCGTTCTGTTTAACAGTAAGCGGGCGGTTGTCATTAATGAAACGAGCAACATTTTCTACGAAGTTAATATCATAACGACTAAAGCGTAAATTCTCACGCATCCACAAGTGTGCTGTTTCTCTGTCGATTACTTTACGAATCATAACAATATTATAACACAAAAATAAAAAAGGCGCAAGAGTATTTCATCTTGCGCCAAATAAACCAGAGAACTTAGGAGTTCAACATAGCAATTGTGTTCTCTAGTTTAAAACCTTAGAGTATTAAACTCTTTTCCCGTTGTTGTACTTCGTGCCACGTATATGTTAATGGTCCGTTATCAATAAACTCATTTTGAGGAAGTTTGCCATAAGTCAGTTGATATCCTTCTTTATTATTCATCAACGGCAAATCTGCAATTAATTGTTTAATTGGGTATGCTTTTTTACTTAAAAAGACTTGATGATTGCCTGTAAAAAACCTCTTCCAACCTGACGTTTTTACCCAGTCATCTACCGCCCATGACACTTCTGGCCACAACGATTGTAAATAATCGTCGACACAGATAATATCTGTACAATAATTACTAACTGTCTCTAGTGTATGCATCACGCTATTATATTCTTTATCTGCGTCTAAATGTACAAAACTATATATTTCTGTTGGAATAAAATTTTGTGAATTAACCACAATCTCATTAAATGATAACTTATGGCTGTTGGCTAATTCAATAAATGCGTCCCTTGAATACCCATATTCCCATGAGTCAACTATTGTTAAGTTTTTTGTAAAATTTAACATTGTTAAGGCACTCCCACCTTGACCTACTCCAACTTCGAGCATCGGCTGGTTCTTAAACTTCTCTAAGAAGTATGAAAATAAAAACCAATCAACACCGGTTTTTGAGGGTCTTGGCAGTTTATTTTTAAACTGCATTCCTAAAATAGTAGGTTTTTCAATGAACCAACTCATTTTAATAACTATTCTTCATGCAAGTTACTGCTGCCATATCTTTCCAGCGTGCAGGACTAACCTTAATTAAGTCTGCTAGTTTAAGCGCCATGCGCAGGCTCATTTCACGAAGTTTATCCTGATTATCTTCCATAAATGTAATTACCTGATCTCCTTCGTTGCCCTGAAAAAAGTAGTGTTCAAACAGGTCACCTCGGCGATGAATCTGTTTGATTCGCAACAAACGATCACGCATAGTATCCAGAGTTAAATCAATATAGTGGCAACGACTTTGCAGTGCTTCCAAATGGTCCTGCAACTTCTTGCTGCGCACATGGTCAAACTTCAGGTTAGTAATAAAAATTACTGCGCCGTGGAAATCAAAGCGGTCTGGGATACCCTCACGACGCAGTAGCGAGCTATCCGCATTCCAGTGGATAGTACGCTTCTTCCCAGAATCAAGGGCCGCTTTAAGCAAATTCAGTGACAAATCATCAAGCAGAATACTGTCGCAATCGTCAAATACAAGTACGTTTCCTTTGTCGGCATGATTATAAAGCGTAGCATACAATCCAATTGGAGTCATAGCACCCTTAACAACTTCGTACTTAACTTTGCTGCCTGCAAGACGATCAAACATAGAGCTCTTTTCAAGTTGAGTTTGAACTCCATAACTCTTGCCCACGCCTGGCGGACCAACTACAATCATAGCACGCACGTCGCTATTAATTGCTGCACGGGTCATGTCTTCCAGAACTCCAAAACGTGTTTCAATGCGGTCCATTACTTGTTCATCAGTTTCTGTAATTTGTGTAATTGTTGGTGCCAGAACTGGTGCATCCAGATATTCAAGATCTTGTTCTTGAACTTTTACACGGATTTTATCTCGCTGTGATTTAACTGTGTCATTGGGCCGCACAGTGATGTATGCTCCTTTTTTGCCGTGTTTAACAGGGGCAATTGACTCGAAAATTTGGTCGTGTACTTCTTGTACAGACCCGTTGTCTGCACGATATGTACCATAAGAAATACGCACATTCATAGTAAACTCCTATATTTGCTATGTTGTTGAATGAGTGCTTATTATACCCAATTGTACAAGAATTGTCAAGACTTGATTTTGTTGTATTTTTGCAACAAACGGTATGTAATAAACTATACACATATTATAGTCAAAAAAATAGGGTCTGTCTAGACCCTATTAATAAATTATTTTTATGAAATACTATTGAATATTTTATACTGATGGTACTTCCAGAATTTCTAGCTCTGGATCGATGTAATAATCACATGTAAACGTAGACCCGTCCGGAATACTATAATGCCAATCACCATAATAGCCATCATCTAGTGGATTGCGTGATGGATTATCTCCATCTGCTGGATCAATGTTAATGTTAGTCTTTCCATCGCTGTCTGGTGTGTTATTGTTTAAATCTCTATAGTAATCTTCTGGAGCAACAGTTATTGTTGTGATAGTTCCTTCTTCGTTGTAGGTTGCTTCAAACCCAGAATAGTTTCCATTAAGCAGACCAAAATATGCCGTGCCACCACTGACTGCAATACTAACCGGGATGTTTCCAGAAACGCTACTGTCCATGTTAAAAGTAAACATTTCA